GCCTCATCCTTGACGCCCTTCTCGACGAGTTCCGCCACCGCGCCTTTCAGGTCGAAGCCCTGGAGCGGCATCAATCCCGACTGAACCTGTTGCATAACCTGTTGGATCGCGTCGGCTTCGATGCGGTCCACCACAGCGGGCGGTAGCGTCGGCTTCGGCGTTGGTTCCAGCCCCCAAGGCCGGTCCAGGCTCAACACGTCTCGAATCCATGCAGCAGCCGTCGTGCATTTCAAGTCCGTAAGCCGAACGAAGACTTCGGACGACCCCATTTTCCTGATTTGCGCCAACTTGTCAGGCTCATACTCGCCTGTCCGCTGTCGTAGCGCGGAAATCATGATGGTTTCGATGTCCGCCTTGGCGCGTTTCGCGTCCTCCCACCTGCGGCGGATATGGGCGGCGATACTCGAAACCACCGGCGCGCGGTCCTGCGCCGCCTGATCCTCGGCCCGCCGCTCAGACTCCATCAGCGCGGCATTGCTCATGATGGGGATCGCGGGCGACTCGGCCAGGGCTGGCACGGTGCCACCGGGCGCGAACGATTGAGGCATGGATGGCAGCATGGTTAGGCCCAGGCAGCAGGGGATAGAGCAGCCGATGGCGACGCCGAACGTAGCGCATCGGCGAACCGATGGCCCCTGGCCAGGGTCATCAGCGCATCAGCGGCGTGGCTAGCCCAATCGTGCAGCGGTTTCTCGCGGAACACCTGGAGCCGGTCGTCCCACTCCTTTCTGTACGATTCCAGGCACACAATGCCCCGCGCGCACCGGGTTTCGTCGATCCATAGGTGGCCCAGGATGGAGCGAGCCGCCTGAATGGCGTCGGCTTTGCGCTCGACGCGAGGGACGATTTCAAACCTCAGCCCCAGCGCCAGCGCCGTTTCGATTCGGCTCTTTCCCGTGCCCAGTTCGCGCACCGCTAAATCATGCGGCCCGTGGTGTCGGCCATAGCGATAGCCCCGCTCCGTCTTCAGCCGGTCCAGCACGTCCCGATAGTGCGCCAGCCCTTCGCCCGTTGCCTCGTAATAGTCAATCGCATGGATTTCCCGGCCCGCGTCCTGCGTGAACCATATCGCCGTGCTGTCATCCATGCCAATATCCCACCACGTATCGACGAGAATATTTGGCTGATACGGAACCTTACCGATCCGCGCCGGTACAGCCTTACGAGCCGCTTCCAGTTCCGCCGCGAAATATGCGCCCTTTAAGGCCGCCTGCCAAGAGCACTCATACTCCTGCTCATACTCATCCGCGCTCATCATCTTTCGCGCGGACTCCAATTCATCGGCATCAATGATGCCGGTCTCGCTGGCCCGGTAGAGCGCGACATGCCAGTTCTCATCCGACCGGGCCTGCTCGTAGAGCGCATAAAAATGGTTTCGGCCCTTAGGCGTCCCCATCCACACGCACCAGCCCTTGCGGTCACTCAATGCCGGCCGAAGAATCTCAGAAAACATGCTGGGCGCCATCTGGGCGTACTCATCCAGCACCACGCCGTCGAGGTAAACGCCGCGTTGCGAGTCCGGGTTATCCGCGCCGAGCAACCGAATCCTGGCCCCGGTCGGATAATCGACGCGAAGCTCCGTCTCGTTGATCGATGTGCCTGGAATGGGGGATGAGAACCGCTTGAGGTAATCCCATGCAATGCTCTTCGCCTGCCTCAGAAACGGCGCGAAATAGGCGTAGCGCGGCTCAGGCTTCTGAGTCGTCAGCGCGTCGCGCAGCAGATGATTGATTGCCCACACGGTTTTTCCCCAGCGGCGATGACAGACCACGACCGACCACCGTTTTTCCTCGACAGCGCGATGCAGTCGCCATTGTAGCCGACGAGGGGCATACTCGATATACACGCGGGTTTCGTCATCCATCACATCTCCGGGTCTCGCCAACTCACCACCATTTTCATTGGGCCTTTCCCGCCGTCTCCCGTGTGAGGTTGCGCCGCTTTCCCCCAGCCCCGATCAAAAATCTCTTTGATAGCCGCCACGCGCGCCGATTCGGATTCGCCGGACAACGCGATTTTCCGCAACTCCGCGAACGCGGCGTCTGTGTTCTCCCGCGCTAGTTCGCGGATATGGCGAATGACCGGGGGACGGCCAGGACTGCGCCCGGTTTTAGACGTGACATTTCCCGGCAAAAACCGTCCTCTCTCATCTCGCTCGCGGGTTTCGTCCGGGTTTTCCAGGATGTCTTGGCTCATTTTTTAGATAGGAATAAACCACTATATGAATTCTGGTTTACCCTATTCCTCAGCAAATGTCAACCCAACAAAAAAAGCCCCGTGAGGGGCTTTGTATTGGATTGTAGGTCGTGACTGGCGTTGCTGATAATCCAGATCGCCGTTTCCGACAGTGCCGGACTCGATTCACTGGCCAACCATCCAGCCAGCAGGGTCAAATCAACTTGCAGGGCGTGAATCCGCGCGATCAACTGCTCACGGTCAACGGCAACATCTGGGTATGCGGTGAGGCTCATGACGCACCTCCCGCTACCGTCAGTTCCTTGGCGGGCATGACTTGCGAATCCATCAGCGCCTTGAGCCACGTTAGCCCTTTCCCAGTCACCATCGTCTGCTGGTACGGGATGCTGTATTCGCCCTTGTGCACCAGCACGGGCACCAGCCGGAAATAGCCGAGGTCGTAGTATTTCTGATAGGGCGTTCCGCTGGCCTGGACGATCTTCCATTCCCGCAGCGAGGCCCAGAGGCGCTTGGGGCCGGTGCGGAGCAACTTGGCGGCGTCGGCCCGGTCGAACAGGGCTTCGCTCCCGGCGACGTGATCGTAGAAATCGGCCTTGGGTTGCATCGTGATGACGGCGGCTTTGAGCGTCGCCACTTCCTCAACCCTGGCCGCCAGTTCCCGCAAAGCGGCGCTGGTCATCACGGCTAGGTCAAAGGTGCCGGACGGGGCGGATTCGAGTTCTTGCCATCGTTGGATGATCTTGAAACGAAGATCGGCGCGATAACCGGCAATCAGGGTGAAGGTGTGGTTGCGATCAAGCCGGTAGAGGCTGATGTAGCCGCGCTCGTCGCGTTCTTCGGTAACACCTTGGATTTCTTGATGATTCAAATCTGAATCATCTTGTTTGCCGTGAATTTGCTCCAGCATGGTGCGAATATCACGACAGACATTCGAATGTTGCTTGTCCGTCAATTCCGCGATTTCGCGGCTGGACATCGTGGGAGTGGTGTTGCTGAGGGGGATGATGCTGGTCATAAACGGACTCCGTAACAGGTTGGAGACCGCCGCTTACTGCTGTTGGGCGGCGGACTGTACGGGGTAGCAGACCGGACGGAGTACCCGGCAAGCCTCGCGGCTTCCCCGCACAGCCCACCATTGACGAACGACAGGCGTAAAAAAAGTGCCTGGCATTATATGGGGCGCTGGTGCGCTCCGTTCCGGGTCTGCTAATCCCGGCTCCCGATTTTGCGGGAGCGGGGTTAGAGTACGCCCGGCGGGGCGCGGGGTCAAATCTTTGGCTATCAGTGAGCAGCGCGTCATGGGTTGGCATCGAACAGGTCTCCTGCGGCTTTGCCGTTTCGCCGTGTCCGGTAGGCCGTGCGCTGGTGGTGGTCCGCGTCGTAGGCCAGGTGACAACGCTGGCACAACGCGCGCAAGTTCGCCGGGTCGCAATTTTCCGGCGTATGATCGAGGTGGGCGATGGTCAGCACGATTCGCGCAACCCGGTTCCCGTCCAAAATCCATGCCTCGGCCAACCCGGCATCCTCGGTCCATTGCCCCGTTGCATTGTTACGCCACGCGCGGTTTTTGATGCCGCATTGCTCGCAGCGGTGGCCGGCGCGTTCCAGGATCGCCGCGCGAATCTGCTTCCAGTCGCGCGGGTAGCGGGCTTTATTTTCCGGATTGGCATGGCTCACCCTAGCCGCTTGCTGGCCGCGACGGCTTTTGCTTGTCCTCCTGGCTGCGCTTCTAGATATTTCATTCGGTCTCTCCAATAGTCTCCGCTTTCGCCTTGAAACACTAAGTCGCCTGGCGGTGCATATCTCCAGCGTTCCAACAGGCTGAAATAGTCCAGATCGTCGATCTGTGCTTTCACGTCGTCGGTTAATTTCATCGGTCATTCCTCCGGCCCTGGATCCTCGCTGGACAGCATTCCTGCTGTCCGGGATTCTCCCGTGCAGCAGGGGCCGCATAAATCGGTGCCGTGAAATCCTCCCTTTTCAAGGAGAGGGATTCCGCAACTCAAGCACTCGCCGAAACCTTCTTTTCTTCCGCCCTGCCGCTTAATTGCCTTTTGCTTTGCTACCACTCGCAAATCGTGATTCATGTGGTTCCCCCCCCCTGTGATTTCGATCAACCTCTGGCTTTGTTGACGCTGGCCATTAGCGAATATCCATCATTCCGTGGCTGGGCGGGAATGATTGCCGGCGGCTTGCAACGCCGCTTTCTTCTCCGTCCAGGCGTTAATCGCGCGCCGCTTGTTGCCATTCTGGAGCGCGGCCACCGCGTCTCGATTGGCCTCCAACTCTTCCAGAGTCGTCGCCTCGCTGATCAGCATCAGCAAATCGGCGATGGGATCAGCGGGTTCCGCCGACGCGGCGGGCAACACCTCGCCGGTTTCGGCGTCCACGCCAGGCGGAGGGGCTGGGAGCGCGGGTTGTGGCGCGGCGAGCTTGGATTTCAGTCTAGCCGTAGCGGTAGTTCCTGCATCAATCGGTGGCGCTACGACGGTAGCGACTACGGAGTCCTGTTCCTCTTCGGCCACCGCCATCCCGCGCAGCAGGTCAGGGAACGCGTCGCGCAAGCACCACGACCTTGCGCGCATTTGCAACATCCGACGTGGGTATTGCGTCCAGGGGCCGGCCTTGCCGATCAGGCCGGCCTTTTTAGCGTCGTCCATACTGAATCGGCGCTCAACCGGTTCTGGGTCGCCCTTGCGTTTGGCGATGCAAACCGCCGTGCTGTCATCATCAAACGACTCCCGAATCCACTCACAGACCGGGTGGGACTTGCATAGCGCGATAACGGCATCGCCCCATAGCGACGGGCGGCCGTTGATCACCGCGATG